CACTTCCAGCAATTCTTGATTCTGGAACTCCAAGTGCTCTATAAAGTTTCTTTTGAAAATATTCAATATCAGCAAGTTCTCCTAGATTTTGACCACCTGGAAGTGTGGTGATTTCTGTTCCTCTTCCACCTTCACGGCGAGGGAGCCAGAAATCTTCAAGCATACTCATAAATTTACGATCATCACGAACTTCACCAGTGTTCGCATCGTAAACTAATTTATTTCTATAACGAGACATAACCTCTTTGAGGTATTGCTCTGCTTTTACTTTTGGAAGATTGCCAACATCAATATAAAAAATTCTTCTTTCAGGTGCTCTTGATAATCTGTAAATAACAAGAGAGTCTTCAATCATTCTTAACTGATTGAGTGCCTTAATTGCCTTATGGAGATAAGAAAGAACAGTGTTCTTATTTCTATCTACAAGACCAGAAGTGCAGTATACTACAGAATCTTTTGCAATCTTGACAGATTTTGCTGCACCACCAGCACCAGAAATCATTCCAGTTGGATAGTTTGGTGTTGGTGTATATAAGAAATATTCTTCAAATTCTGGACTATGGGGTAAAGAATTTTCAGTATTTCTATTATTTACTCTTGCATACGGATCTTTATTATTCTTTTTCTCTTGACGAATATATCTCATCTTCATAGGATCAATATATCTTAAATCCTGAATACCTGCCTGAGGATTTTTAAGATCAATGACCTTTAAGTAATAAACTCTTCCATCAACATACCAATTTCTAAAAATTTCATGGCACTTTCTATCAAAGTCCATGATTTCTTTAAGATATCTAAACTCTTCTCTTATTTTCTTTTTGAGAGATTCACTAGCGTTTAAATTTGAAAGTTCAATCTCTACGGGAGAATCGTAGAGATCGCTAACTAGTGCTTCATTGACAACATCTTCAATGGCACCATCACATTCTGGGTGAAGTGCCATTTCTCTGTATCTTTTAATTAAATCATGTTCTGTTCGATAAACTCCTTCAATATCAATGTATTGACCATAGAATCCACTAGCAATATAATTATCAACCCCGTCCTCATTGGTTTGAGGTACGGGGGATACTATTGAAGGAGATTGGTTTTTATTATCATCAATAGAAAAACCAAAAAGTTTTGCCATAGTATAATCTTTTGACTCTTTATTCTATTATTTAGTTGATGTCTTCACCACCAGCATTTGTGCCAGTGCCTTTAATTGCTTCCCACCATTGAACTTGCAATTCAACAGTAAATTCTTCAATACCCTGAGAATCATACGAAAGTTCAATAGGTGCAACCTGTGTTGGGAACACATCATAAAAACGATAGGATCTGAGGGTAGATCCATCACGGTCTAATTGATAAACATATGCATCAGACTGATAATCTGCTGGGTTTGTAAGACCAGTATTATCGGAAACTCTATTAATTGTATTCATCCAATTTTCAAATGCGGATCTAATTGAGAAATCCGTATCATTAATAACAGTAACAGTCCAAGAATCAAATGTTCTGTCGCCTGCTACTTTCAAAACTCTTCCTCTAAAAGGAACTTCGATTTGGGCAACGTTAGATGCTGGTAAGTTTGCACCTTTTACTAAAAATCTTGATTTATCAAGAACATCGGTACTTGGTTGTGCAGCATCTGGAAAAGTAAGAACAACTTCAAAGAGATTGGCACGAGCACCACCACCAGTAAGCTTACTCTTGAAGTCGGTAATTTTTCTTAGTGGGGGTGGATTAATTTGATTTCTAGCTGGCATGGTTTTTAACCTCTAGTGAATTAAACGGAACCGATTACTTCTTCAAAAGCAACACCAGTTCTGGTGGCAACAAAAGTTAGACCGATGAAGTTGATCGATCTTGCTGGTTTAATGTAGATGTCTGCAACAAATTCATTGGCATCAATAACTGCTGCTGTGTTATTTGTTTCATCACAAATAACAACGTAATCAAAAATACCTCTCTTAGACTGAACATCGCGGAGGAATGGTTCAACAATATTTACAAAGTTTGTTCTTGTAATTTCATCATTGAACTCAAACAAGATGTCTTTCGCAGCAGCAGAAATTGCATCTTCGAGGTAGATGAAAAGTCTGCGAACATTAATTCTATCAAACGCCGAGGATTTTCCAAATGCAGTTTTATCTCCGAAGAGAATAATTCCAGCACCAGGAGAGAAGATAACGGAATTAATTCTGTTCGAATACAGAATATCTCTCTGTCTCTTTCCTGGATTATATGCTAGTTTAACCGCATTCAAAATTGATCCTCTTGAAGTTCCTGCTGGAGAGAACCATGGGAACTGTTGAATATCAGTTCTTGCACAAGTACCAGCAATGTCACCATTAAGGGGAACGTATCTAAATGTGTCATTAAACCTATCATACATGTACTTATAACCACTATCAAAAATTCCATAAGTTGATGATGCAACTGGTGCGTAAAAACTTACAATATTGTCAGTGATTGTATCAATATTATTTACAGTTACTGTTCCAACAGAAGAATCATTTAAGAATGCTTGTCTGTATGGTGAAATAAATGCAATCGAATCTTTTCTTGCCTCAGCAACAGAAATAACTTTATTTGCAAGTGCTTGTGCCTGCTCTTTGGGATAATTTGCAGATCCCATCAAAATAAAGTCAACTTCATATTCTTCGGTATTTTCAAAGATTGTATATCCACTGACGATATCATCTAGACCTGAATAAAGTGCTCCTGATGTTGTTAGATCAGTTTTTCCTCCATAATTTTTTCCACCAGCAAGAGTATAGGTATTTGATCCGGATCCAGCAAAAATTACATTTGCAGCATCCTGATCCCAACCAGTATCAGTATTTAATTCAAATTGTGCAGAACCATTTCCACTAAATCCTGTTGTAACAACACCAACTGGTTGTGATCCACCAAATACATATTTTGAATTTGTTTCAAGATATTTTCTCCAATAAGAAGGACTTCCTACGGAGTACTCTGCATCAGTTGCTTTTGAAAGATTCAGATGCTTTTCAAGGATGCTTCCAGCATTTCCAGTAATTGTTCCGAGATCATCAATTACAATAACATGAACTTCATCAAATCTACCACCTCTTCCAGCAACAAATGAAGAAGTTGATGGTCTATTTGAAATAGAGTCCCACTCAATAGTGCCTACACTAAGAGTAATACTTTGCTGTTCGAACCAATCTAATTCGCCAGAATAGGATCTTGATGTGAAAGCAGATCCAACACCATTTGTGTGAATTGCAACTGCTCCAGTTTGTGGCAGTGCATAAACTCCATTTTGTTGATAGTCAACTGTGGTTTCAGTTCCAGCAGCTGAAACTACACTTACCAGTTTGGTTGAGATTTGAGAAGTTCCAATTTCGGTAATAACACCTTTATAATATCCACCAAGAAGTGAAGTCGATCCTACACCTGGGAGGGTTGTTCCAGCTGGAACGGAAACAGTAAATCCATAACCAACTTGAATATTGGTGGTAGTAATACCAGTTAGGATTTGATCGGCTTTGGCATCAATTAATGCAACTTTGATACCATTTGCCCAAGTTCCAGGATTTTTTGCAGCAAAAGTTATATTTGGAATGATGTTTTCATCATATCCAAGTTGAACATAATGATCTTCACTTTTAATTTTAACACTAGAACCTGCACCGACAAAAGAATTTGTTAGACCAGAATCATCTGCTCTAGAAACTCTCAGTACACCACCATACGCAAGATATGAGGATGCTACCATCCAATGCTCATAATGCTTATCGGTGGAATATGGTTGTCCAAAAGTTTGGTAGAGATCATTTTCATTCTCTACTAACTGAGGTAGGTCAACAGGTCCCTTTGCAAAAGGAGCTACCAATGCTGCAACTGATCCAGAGACTGGATCAACTCTACCAATAGTTAAGTCAACCTCTCTTACTACAATTCCAGGAGATGCTAAATTTAGAGGCATCTTAATTCTCCGTACTATCCAGAATTAATCTAAAAATATTTATGAAAAAGCCTATTTTCATTGGGGAAACAATGCGTGAACATTACTACCAGTCAGGATATTCCCAGTTTATGTGTCCAACTCCACATCCTCTTTTATCTTTAATTCTTTTTTTAGTGCAATCTTTGCATTCATATGAGTATGCTGATGGGAAAATACCTCTTCCTTTTCTAGTAAGATAAAAGTCATCTATGAGACTTTTAGTTCTTTTGCAGACTCTGCATTGTCTTTCTAAAAAGAGTAAATGTTGTGTATTAAGTTGATCTTCTATGTCAGCATCAAAATCCATCAACGATAATCCCACATATAAGATCTATCGCCGTATTCGTCTAAATTCCAAACCTCGAGGTTACTATTTTTTGATGTAGTAGACATCCATCTGTCTCCTGTTTTTTCATCTATAAAAATTTCATCATCTAGTCCATCCAGAATAAATCCAAATGGTGCCATATCCTGCTCAATCTGATTTTTTTGCTCTTCATAGATTCTCTTGCGAACATCATTGTCCGTCATTTCCTTGAAGTAGTCTTGTGCAACTAACCAAGAGAATATAACAAGACACATTGCCAAGTCATCATTACATCCTTCTTCTGCTTCAAAAGAATTATGCCTCTGTGCAAATGTTGTAAGTTCTGATATAATGTCATAATCAACAGTCAGTAACTTATCATCTTCTAATAGGGTTTTTAAGTTAGAGCATCCCAACTTTTTCACAGCGGAAGTCATTCTCACTCCCAATTGTGACTTCTTTCCACTAAATCCAGATCCCACAATTTGACCTGCACGTCCCCTCATAGCACACATCAAAACATTATCATACTCAAGAT